TCGACACTGGCGAGGTTCGAACTCGCGCGAGCAATGCTCAATGGATTAGCAATCCATCCCCTTAACCACTCGGGCACAGTGTCATAAAAAAACGGTGGTAGCAGGGTTCGAACCTGCGCGGGCTATGCCCAACAGATTTCAAGTCTGTCTCCTTAACCACTCGGACATACCACCATATATGTAAAATTACATATAATAATACATATTAATATGTATTTAAGTCGTTTTTTTAAATAAAATAATTTCCTCTTTATTGTTTTTATTCCTTTTCCTTTTTTTATTATATTTTTAAACCTAACACATAAGTCCTATGGATGAGTATTTAAATATTTGAACAGAATGCTAGCTCTAGCTACGAGTTGTTTTGTGTTAAATAATATTTAGCTGTTGATAATTTATAATCATGTTCCATATGTTTTGTCATATAATATAAAATTGAAAAGTGATAAAATAAAATTATTTATACTAATTCTACAATACATTCACAATGACAACAATAAATGAAATGTTCTATACATTAATAAATAATGCTATTAAAGAGACAATAATTGATGATACATTACTCATAAATAGTGTAAATGGTTTAATATCATTAAAAAAAGATATTGATATTATAACATCTAATACTGATAAATCTTGGGCGCCATTTAAAGCCACATTTTGTTCAGTATTATCAAAGTTAGTATATCCTGAGTGGGATACAAGAAAACATCAAACTCAAATAGGTGGTATGTATAGTCTACGTTCAATTGACCGAACATATGTTTGTTCTCTTTTACATAAACTAGGGTATTATGATACTGGAACTGAATTTGCTTTAACTAGATCATTTGAAAAGGCTGAACCATTTGATTTTAAATATTCTGGTAAAATTTCTCCATCTAATTCTAAAACATCATTTCTAAATATAGTAAATACTATCAATACATATTACAATAAGGAATTATTATACTCTATATTATGTTATATGATGGATTGGTTAAAAAAACGAAAGACAAATATTGATTTGCTCAAAAAAAAAGAAATCGTAGAATCAATCAATAGTATAACATTAAAAACTATACAGCAAATATGTGATGAAATATTTAATATTGGAACAGGTGCATCAGTTATTCCTGTTTTAGTTGTTCATACTGTATGTGAATTAATTCAACCTTATTTATGGACTAATATAAAAATTAAAAGTTTAAAAGAACATACTGCGCCAGATGGACATACTCACTCATATGGTGATATTGAAGGAGATTCATTAGAAGAACCTTTACTTGCAATTGAAGTAAAACATAAAATTAACATAGATGATTCTATTATGTTAACTTTTAATAATAAAACTAAGGGTATTCCTTTGCGATTTATTTTGACAACATATAAATCGGTTAATCGGATTGAATATGGAGATATATGGATTGGACACGTAGGTGATTTCACAGTAAATATGCTTCAACATTCATTAATCTATAAAAAAAATATTTGTTATGAATTTGTAGTTAAATTGCGAAAAAAAATTATAGGCTACACTAATCTCAGTCTTAATATTAGAGCAAAATGTGATGAAATACTTATAAAATATCTTGTTTAACCATTTCTCGAAATATTTCCTCAATAACTTTAACACAAACACTATTTCCAATATGTTTATATGCAATTGCCTTATTTTCGTGTTGAATAAACGTTGGAGGATATGCCATTAGTTTATAACATTCATTTAAAGTAAGACGTCTTACACGTTTAGTTGATTCTTCATAAATATGATATCTTCCTGATGTCTCGGATGCTGCAAGTGTAGGATGTGTTCCGTCACTACTATAAATACGCATAAGTTGCTTATGAACACGTGAAAGATGTTCTGTGTTTTCTTTTGCTCCAACTTTTCGTAAATTTCCTTTGATATAACCACAAAATTTTAGTCCGCTTTTTGTTTGTCTTTTTATTTGTTCTGATGTAAGAATTACATATTTTGAAGGATCTATGTAGTAATCTTCTGACACATTAGTATCTAAAATATCACTTAGTTTACACGTAGAAGACTTGGCTGAAAGTTCGCAAAAATTAAAAGTGTTTGCAGAATTTGTTGCGACAATATAGACTCGTTCTCTATTTTGCGGAATTCCAAACTGATGAGGACTTAAAACTTGATATGATGTTTTATATCCTCTCGTAATTAATGCATTAATAATTGTTTTCATTACATTTCCCTTGTTAATTATAGTTAGATTTGATACATTTTCTAACAAAACACATTTTGGTTTATGATGATCAATTAGTTTTATAATTTCGAAGAATAATGTTCCACGAGGATCGTCAAATGCTTTATTATCTTTCCACTGAGCAATACTAAATGCTTGACATGGAAATCCACCACATATAAGATTAAACTGCGGAATATAAGATATATCAATCTCTTTAATATCGCCTTCTGGTTTTATTAAGTGATTTATTTCATATGTTTTTCTAGCATTTACATCAATATCACACGCAAAGACACATTTGGATAACGGTGCTACATTTCTTAATGCTAAATGAAATCCTCCAATTCCACAGAATAAATCTATGAATTTTAATGACTTATCATTATCGATAATAACATTATCATTATTTTTTTTAGGTTGTAATAATTGAATTATTTCATTCTTTTTCATGCTACTATAACCTATGATTTTTTTCTCTTTACAAATAGAAATTAATTCATTACGTGTTTTATTTGTGTAAATATCCATTATATATTATAATTTAATTATTATGTTATATAATTTCAATTTTATATTAAATTTATTAATATTTAATGACAATATTTTTTATTATTAGATATAACACGAATATATTTTAAACAATTTTATTAAATGATTTATAAATAATATAAATAATATATTAAATACTAGTTATGAGTTATGTATATTTTATAAAATCAACACATGGTTCCACATATATTGGCGCAACTGTTGATTTAGACAGACGCATAAGACAACACAATAAATTAATTGTTGGTGGAGCGCATGCAACATCTATGAAAGTTGCTAAAGGCGAAATGTGGAGTTATTATTGTTATGTAGAGAATTTTCCGACTTACAACGAAGCATTAAAATTTGAATGGAGATGGAAGCATTTATCACGACAAATTCAAAAAGAAAATCCGTCATTAAATCCAACAGAAAAAAGATTAGAAGCACTTAAACGTTTATTAGCATTACCTAAATCAACAGCAAAAGCAATACCATATAAAGATTGGATACAAAGCCCAAATGTTGTTTATGTTTCTTAAAAATTTAATCTATTTTTTGTAGGGTTAAAAAAAATTGATTTGCTTTATTTTATATATATGTTATGTCCTCCGATTATAAAGCACAGCGAAAAAAGAACAACGATGAACACCATCACTATTTGCGTTCCTCGCATCCGGCTCTTCAAGTTCATGGACTACAAGTTCGTGGAGCAGGCGTTTGAAGCAGCCTACGGAAAAGACTGCGTTCGCTCCATCGGGTTCTTTCCGATGGTTTTGGATATAAACGGGACGCAGTTTTACAGGCTCGAGGTGACTGTGGTGTGTACAACGGAGCAGGCACTGGACATGCGGACAAGGCTGAACGACGGAGACCATGTATTCTTGGAAGTGCCGTTTCATGTTTTTAATCAAGGAACACGGGTTGAGAAAAAGCATGCGTGGAAGTGTGTGAAGTTGAGCTTCGACAGGTCACAACGTAAAGTGCAGGAAACAGTGGAAGGTGACTATCATGAGTGGTCGCGTAAGCTTCAACTGCTCCAGCCTGTGCCGGCAAGTGTAACAAAACTCGAGCAACTTCTTCATGAAACGGCAGAGTGCGCACGAGCATGCAGAAGTAATGTAGATGATGCACTGCTACGCGCACAGGCATATGCCACAACACAACATGACTGCTCACCGCAGCGTTGCCAAGAGCTTGTGCACTTTGAAGAGCAGTTACAGCGTCTGAGATGGCATAGCAATAGCATTGTCCATTGTCTTGGTTCCGCTTGCGAACAGGTTCCCCATATGAAGAGTAGTGTAGGTAGCATCACGCGCGTCGAGCCCAAAAACTAGAATAACACTAATTCTAGGGTAAGAGCATGTTGTGTTTTTTTTCATAAAAAAAATTGAATCCTTTTTATTTTATATAAACATGTTAAAACTATAGTAGACAATGAGCACTCTTGACATATGCATTCCACTTACGCATAGTATTGATGCGTCTTTTGTAGAAGCTACTTTTAACAAACTTTATGGACCAAACTGCGTTCAAAAAGTAACTATTTTTCCAAATGAATTACCAGACAAGTGTACTATCTTTATCAAAATGCTATGTTTAACTGAGGAAGCGTTAACTTTATACACGCATATGAACGAAGGTAACACTGTATATGTAGAGTATGATACTGTAAAGTGGAGATGTATTAAGGTACGTAGTCCAAGCACATATTGTAAACAGTCACAAACACTTGTATGGTCGTATAGAGATAGTCTAGCCATGGAAAAAGTAAACGCAGAAGAAGAAAAGGAAAAACTTCATTATGATAAGCTAAATGTAGAAGAGCAACAACGTCTTCAAGCAAAATGGAGTCAAGCTAGTGCTTATCGCGAAGAACACAAACATTTAGAAGCACATAATGCACATGAAACACACGTTGTTCCAGTGCTTACTAAATTATTGCGTATTAATGAACTTTTACACGAAGCAAAGAAATTGGCCGAGAGCTATGATGAAGACATTGATTGTGAAACATATTACAATGATCGTTTAACGCCTGATAGTAGATTTTTGTTAAGAAGTCATAGCCTAAAGTTGGCAAATTCTTTATGTTGGGCATTAAATGATTGTGACAACGCACGAAACATTTTAAGAGACACTCCTATTGAGTTTCAGTTTTATACTAGTGGTGATTCTTTGTAAAGCAAATAATAAAGCATATTTTGTTAAACATGTTATGTTATTATAATTTTTTTATTATATAAAGACTTAAAATTAATAATAATAATAATAATAATAATATGCAAATCCATACAATAGGAGACAGTCATTGCATATTCGGTTTGAATGGAATAATACAAAATCACATAGGGCCGGTTTTATGTTATAGTTTTGGAAAAGAAAAATTAGCTAGGTGTGATATTCGCAGTTTTAATATTAAAGATGGAGACACTGTTATTTTTTGTCTAGGTGAAATAGATTGTAGATGTCATGTTCATAAATATATTACAGAAACAACAACATATCAAGATATTATAAACAATATTGTTGACAATTATTTTGATGCAATTCAATTAAATATATCTATTTTACAAATTAAACTTACAAATGTATGTGTTTATAATGTTGTTCCGCCTATTCAAAAATATAATACTCCGGAAAATCCTGACTATCCATATTTGGGAACTGATGAAGAACGAAAACAATATGTTTTATATTTTAACCAAAAATTAAAAGAAAAATGTATTGAAAAAAAATATATATTCTTTGATGTTTATAATAATTATATAGATGAAAAAGGATTTTTAAGAAAAGACTTGAGTGATGGTAATGTTCATATTCATAATGCTATTTATATAAGTGAGTTTATAAATAACCACTTATTTGAGAATAAAATTAAATAATAGAAGACTTGATGTAAACATTGTATAGTTTATAAAAATTGATAACTTTTTTTTTCTACAATCTAATAGTCTAGCAAAAATGGCACCGACTATTTACAACCTCAATAAGGCGCAACTCAAAGCAAAGATTGCCGCGTTTGATTATGACCACACTCTTGTGTGCCCAAAAGATGGCAAAACCATGCCTTCAAATGTGGAAGATTGGCAATGGTTGTATCCAAACATTCCAGACGAACTTAAGCGCTACAATGAAGAGGGATTCAGTGTTGTGATTTTTACAAATCAGTCCAAACCATGGAAAGTTATTCAAATTCAGTATGTAATGCAGACGCTACAAATTCCTGTTTTCATTGTTGTTGCAAGTGACAAGTGCGATTACAAACCGAACCCGATTTTGTATGATGTGCTGGTTGGAAGTGCTAAAGTTGACAAAGAACAATCATTCTTTGTTGGAGATGCTCTTGGAGGAAAGGGAGATTGGGCAGACAGCGATAAAGTGTTTGCACAAAACATCGGACTCAAGTGTTATAGTCCAGAACACATGTTTGCTCCTAAGCAAGCACAGGAACTTATGGCAATTCCAACACTAAATTTGTCTGATGCCAAACAAGTCGTTATTATGGTTGGTTATCCGGGTTCGGGCAAAAGCACTATTGCAAAAAGTATTTGTGCCAATGAGCAGTTTGTGTTAATTCAGGGAGATGTTCATAAAACTTCCCCAAAAATGCTTAAAGCTGCGTTGCCATATGTTAAAGAAGGTAAGTCACCAGTATTTGATGCCACAAACAGCTCTTCAAAAAAGAGGAGCGAATATATAGAGTTTGCTAAAAAGCATAACATGAAAGTCGTGTGTGTTCATATGACAACATCACTAGAGGTTTCATATAAACGCAACAAGGAAAGGGATCCAGAAAACCAAGTTCCGAAAATTGCTTACAGCGTGTATACAAAGCATTTTGAAAATCCGAGTGTGGAAGAAGGGTTTGAGTTAATTGTGCTGTAAATATTTGCTATATGTAAAAAAAATTGTTATACATAAAAAAAATTGAATTCATTTTTTTTTTATTTATAACATTAGTATCTAATAAGACAAAGACAAAGACAAGACAAGACAAGACAAGACAAAGCATATGACTTCTTATAAACCAAGAACAAAGGTGCTTGTAAAAGTGCCTTCCTCAGGACAATGCCCATATTGTGATTGGAAAACCGAGAGAGGAGGGTCAACCTTCTCAATGCATATTAGTAGAAAGCATGCAAGCGAAGCAGGAAAAGAAGTCAATCCTCATAAATGTAATTATTGCCATATGGATTTTTCCGCAAAAACTCACTTGAATCATCATATTGCAAATCACCATGAAATAAATTTAATAAATTGTTGCCATGATGGCTGCACATACAAAGGAAAAAATAAGCAATCTGTTATTTCACATTATGTCATCAAACATATGCCAAATATTATGAAAGAATGCAAAGCGCATAATAAATGTGTTAGTTGTGATAGAACGGGGACTATTACATCTTATCATATTGGAAAATGTCATAAAGAATCACCATTTAACAATAGCGGAGAATGTGAAGAATGTGAGTGATTTTACAATAAAACATATATTATATAAAGGTGTTGCAATATAAATTTTTTATATTTTATATTTTACATTTTATATTTTATAATTTATTTTATACTTTTTCAATAATCTCTCCTTTTAATATTTTTGGTTCTACATTATTTAGTATAACAAAATCTTTTTTTCGTCTAGTGTAAGTACATACATATA